TTGAATGCATAAGGAAGCAAACAAGTATATGCTTATAGTTAGTATAAATATATACATTATTTTTATATGTGATTCAGGAAATGACAAGCACATATTTGATTAACCAAAGTGAAAGTTCAGCCGAAATTTTGCTCTATGGTTTCATTGGAACCTGGCGTGATACTGACAGCAAACAATTCATTTCCGATTTTAAAAGACTTGAAAAGAGTCACAGGTTAATCAAAGTTAGAATCAATTCAGGCGGCGGTGATGTGTTTGAAGGCATCACCATCTACAATACTTTAAAACATAGTTCTTCAGAAGTCCACATTTATATAGACGGACTTGCAGCAAGTATGGCAAGTGTCATTGCATTGGCTGGTAAGAAGATTTTCATGTCGCGTTATGCTCAACTTATGATTCACCGGGTTTCCGGCTCGGCCAACGGCGATTCAGATAAACTGCGGGAGACCGCTTCACTGATGGATGAACTGGAAGTTTCACTTCTCGACATTTATGCAACCAGAACGGGAAAGGAAGTTCAGAGCATTCAGAGTACATGGATGCAGAGAGGGAAGGATAGCTGGTTTACTGCACGCGAAGCAGTTCAGCATAATCTTGTCGATGAAATATTTGACGGCGTTATAAGAAAGGCTCCTTCAACAAACAAAGACGCAAAAGAGGTCTGGAAATTTTACAATCTTCAAATTCAAAACTCAATAAATAATCAAGAAATGCAAATTCTAAACCAGTTCAAAGCCATCTATGGTCTACCGGATTCAGCAACAGAACAAGATGTTCTTGCTGCATTCCAAAGTCAGGCAAACAACAACCGTGACCTGAAAGATGAAAACGAAAAACTGAAACTTCAGAATGCCGAGTTCGAAAGTCAACTGAAGGAATCTCAAAAGCAAAAGGTTCAGACCTTGATTGATCAGGCAATTCAATCGTGTCGTATCACCGAGGAACAACGTGCCTCATTCCAGGTTCTCGCTGAAGCGAATTTTGAAGCCACGAAGTCTGCTCTGAATGCAATTGCACCTTACAAATCAATTTCCTCTCAAATCCAGTCCACATCAGAAGAAATTCCTGAATACAAAACTTTCCGAGAATATCAGGAGAATGCCCCGGCGATCCTTGCTGAGATGAAAGTAAAAGATCCAGCAAAATATCAATCTCTCTATAAAAAGGAATTTGGCAAACTGCCTAAAAACCTAACTGCATAATTTAACAATCATGGCAATTCAAAAAGAAATTTGGACAAAATACATTCAAGAGAACCTATTCAAAGATAATGAGTTCCTGAATTACGCTTTCAATGCCGATCAGTATGTACTGGAGGGTAAAGTCGTACATATCCCGAATGCAGGGTCATTACCGAATGTCGAGAAGAACCGCACAACCCTTCCTGCAACAGTCACACAAAGGGCAGATATTGACATCACTTATTCCATTGACGAGTTCACTACCGATCCCATTCTCATTCCGAATGCAGACACCGTTGAACTGTCATACGATAAACTTTCAAATGTACTGAGTGAATACGAAAGCGCACTTCGTCAGCTTGTCGCAGATTGGATGCTCTACAATTGGAGGGCAGAGAGCTCCAGCTCAATAATCCGCACCTCAGGTGCCAACGTTACCGCCCACATGCCCGGCGCTACTGGTACAAGAAAAAAGTTCGGAATTGCGGATGTCAAAGCCGCACGACTTGCTCTAAATAAGCAAAACGTGTCCAAGGAAGATCGCTACCTCCTGATTGACTCAGACATGTACGACCAACTCATGGACGAGCTCAACATAACCACCTACCGGGAATCAGCAAAAGACCTTGATCTCCCAAAAGGCGTTATCGGAAAGATCTATGGTTTTTATCTGATGGAACGTACCTCAGTAGCTACAGCGAATAATGCAGGAACACCCGTAATCCAGTTACCTGGTGCAAGCACAGCTACCTCCGACAACGGCGTAGCCCTTGCTTGGCAGAAAAACACCGTTGAAAGAGCACTTGGAACCGTAGATTTCTTCGAAAATTTGGGTGATCCGACATACTATGGAGATATCTATTCAGCCTTAGTGAGGATGGGTGGCAGGAAAAGACGCCATGACCAGAAGGGTGTAGTGGCGATTATACAACAAGTATAGGTTAATATTAACTTCAAATTCAACTCATGTATCCTGTGAACAGGAGTTTTCTATATACTTTAATTCAGTCGTCAGTTTTTCTTTCAAATTTCTGTGTGCCCAATCTACCATAAGGTTAGCCTTCAAATTACTTTGTTTGTAACTTAACTTTATAACTAGAATAGAGCAGTTTTCATTTAAGCAAGCAAGTTTACTCACATGTGCAAATAATGAGGAGTTAAACTTACTGTTCTGATTCATAAAAGTGATAAGGCTATTTTTTACCAAGTTACCGGTTGTTTGAGCTCTCAAAATTCGCTTATATGCTGTTTTATTATAATATTTTGAATCATTTATGTTAAGGGAACCTCTAAAAACCTCGTGTAAAAATTAATCAATAATAATATCAGATTATTGCCATTAGAGTTTAAATTTACAGATGAAAAGGAAAAAAGCACGTACTCTTTTTGATGAACAGTTTCGACAGGAAAAGATAATTGTCAAAGACCCCTTGGAACTCTTAAATTCCAAAGTTAATTGGGAGCAATTTCGGCCAATTCTGGACAAAGCGTTCCCTGTAACTGAACCCAGCAAAGGCGGACGTCCACCTTTTGATCGGCTAATGATGTTCAAAATTCTGGTACTGGCAGAATACTATGGCTTAAGCGACGACCAAATAGAATTTCAAATCCTTGATCGCCTTTCCTTCCAACGATTCATTGGGCAGGGATTACAAGATATAGTTCCGGATGCTAAAACTATTTGGCTCTACCGCCAAACATTAACAGATAGCGGCGTGATAGATCAGATTTTTGAGACATTAAAACGACAGCTCAGTCGATATGGTTTGACAGCTAAGAAAGGGACGATGATTGACGCTAGTTTCGTTAAAGTTCCGGTCCAACGTAACACTCCTAAAGAGAATGACCAACTCAAGAATGGGGATGTTCCGGATTGGGATGAAAATAAAATGCGACAGAAAGATATAGATGCTGACTGGACAAAAAAGGGAGGGCAATCACATTATGGATACAAGCAACACGTGAAGGCAGATCTGAAAAGTAAATTAATAACAAATTTTGAAGTTACCTCCGCTTCCCAGCATGATTCTCAATGGTTAGACCATTTGCTTGAACCAAGTGATAAAGGACAGAAGTTATATGCTGACTCCGCGTATTATAAAGAAGAGAAAATTGAACAACTTAAGAGGAAGGGAATTTTACCAAGGATCCTGAAAAAGGGATACAGAAATCGCGAACTAACCAACACACAAAAAGCTAGAAACAGACAGCTTTCATCAAAACGTTGTCGTGTTGAGCACATCTTTGCATGGCTCAAACAAAAAGGTGGACCACTTATCAGAGGGATCGGTATAAAAAGAATTACAGCGAGAGTTACATTGAGAATAATTGGATACAATTTATCCCGAGCGGTACACTTAATGATGAATGGAAAAATGAAATTGAAATTGATCTGATAAAGTAAGATTGAAGGTCGATAACATGGTTGAACCGGTGGAATGAAAACCGGTCAACTTAGAAAATTATTTACACTCCCTTAATATTGAGAATAACAGGACATAAATCTCGATCATTAAAAGTAGTATTTAGAGGTTCCCTACAATTAAATAATGCTTCTAATCGTGAAGGTATTCGTGTTTCTTTTAGTCCTCTAAATTATTATCGGTGTAATATAGTCGAACTCAGAAATACCTTCAGAAGTGGTAAAACAGGAATATTAATAAATAGTAGTGTTGGAAATGAATTTTCATGCAATTACGTGGATGAGCAAGGTTATGGGTTTCGATTTAATGGACCTGCACCAAACACAATTTTACAAGGGAATGAAATCAATGACCATACCTTTGGTTTATTTCTTTCATACGACGCTGTTATTGGACAACAATATAATTCAGGAAACAAATGGAACGGAGTTACTAGTATTGGTGCTTACATGAGCAATATGAATGCTTTCTCTGCCTCCAATAATCAATTCGGATATAACTCAATGTGTAGCAACTGTCTTCCTTCAAATAATGGAACAAACTTTAATTGGTTTATGCCTAATTCAGATGATTTCTATTCTTGTCATGAATCATCGTCTTGTCAACTAAATATCCAAAATGACCTTCAAATAACTCATGAGGATATTGACATTGCATCTGATTCTATTTTTGGGCAAGAATTTGGTGAAACAACAGATTATTTTCTGAAGCGTTATCTCTTTGAAAAGCTTGAGCAGGATCCATCTTTCTTATCGAATAATCCTATCCTTCAAGCTTTTTATAATCAGAATTTATACAATTCAGTTGGCCTGTATTCAAAGTTGGAGACAGACATAAAAGAAGCATTGAAATGGGAAGTCATATATGTGAATGTTTATGAATTAAATGAAGAAACTATTAATATTCAATCGTTATTAGTAAGAGAGATAGACAGTTTATTAGAATGGGGTCACCAAGAGGATTCATTGATAACGCAAAGAGATTTAGCTGTATCACTTATAAATTCTTTGTTGGAAAGTAATGAAAATATAATGTCAGATCTTGCATTAATCAGAGAAACTAAACTGAATGATCTAGATATTGAAAACAATAACATTCCTCAATCTGAACTTTATGAAGAAAATGAACAGATAGTTAATGAAATATTCTTGGAAACGCTTGCTAGAGATTTCTATACACTAAGCGCAGACCAGGAAGACAAGCTTGAATCAATAATTGTTCAATGCCCTTTTTCGGGTGGTCCTGCAGTTTATTCTGCTATTTCTTTATATCAAATGATAAACGACACTTTAGCTTATGATGAAGATCTAGTTTGCCCTTCTTATGGCATTTCGCCTAGAATTAGGAAACCAATTGAGTATCAATTTTCGGTTTACCCTAATCCGACAGTGTCTACAATTCAAATGAAGTATTATTTCGGCGAAGAACAGGATGTTCGGGTTGTCTTTACTAATACAGTTGGAAAAGTTGTTAGGGAAATTAATGTACCTTTAGGTACAAGAGAGTTACAAGTCGACTTGCAAGACTTGCCAGCCTCTATTTATAACTACAAGGTTTTTCTTCATGGAGAAGAATTTTCCTGGGGAAAGATTGTATTAATTAAGTAAGTCATTTTCATAAAAAATGCTTAAAGCAAATTATATTGTTTGCTGCATTGCTTGTCTCTCTTTATTCAAAGGGGAGTATTCGGCTTGTAATGCACAGCAGTATAATTTGATTTGGCCTCTTTGCGAATTTCTTGGGAATGATTCAAATCTAATGGCCAACCTAAACTTTTCGAATGGTTATTTACAAGTTGATACTGTCACTCGTAACTCTGGCTTCGTTTTGCAAAATTCTTGTATTTCAGATTCTTTAGGCAATATTCTAGCATATACCAATGGTTGTTTTATCGCAAATGCGTTGAATGATACAATGGTAAATGGCCATGGTATGAGTACGACGCCTTGTGGTGATGATAATTGTCAGTATGGTAAAAACATAATTAATCAGGGAAATTTGATTGTCCCGGATCCAGGTAATCAAAATAGATTTTATCTTTTTCATCAAACCTGTGAATATTCAACCCAATTGCATCCCTGGAATTTATTTTACAGCATTATTGACCTTTCTCTTCAGGGTGGATTGGGTGAAGTGGTTAATCGAAATACCGATATCCTCCAGGATGTAATGGATATGGGGGTACTTACGGCTACTAAGCATGCTAATGGTATTGATTGGTGGATAATATCTCATCATCATAACACCGATGAATATGTACGTTTCCTCTTGACAGCTCAAGGCTTACAAGGCCCATTTCGGCAGCATATCGGTCCTGTAGTTTCGAATGATGGTAGAGGAAATTCGAAATTTTCACCTGACGGTCTCCTTTTTGCCACCAGCACCTTTGAAGCTGATTTACACCTTTATGATTTCGATCGTTGTACCGGTTTGCTCAGTAATTTTCGTTATTACGATACACCGAGTCAGGTATTTGCTACAGGGGTTGAATTTTCGCCAAGTTCAAGATTTCTGTATCTGAGCGCTCAACTCTACATTTTCCAGTTTGATTTAGTAAATTCTCCTTCTGCATTAATTCCGACTGTAGTAGCAACTGTGGATTCTACTTTTTTAGCACCACAAATTTGTTATTTTCTTACACCGCAATTGGCCCCGGACAACAAAATATACTTAGCATCCTGGGCTAGTAGTTATGCAATGCATACCATTCATTATCCTGACAGTCCGGGAGTAGCATGCCTGGTTCAGCAACATTCAATTTTATTGCCCTGTCAAAACGCTATTACCGTTCCAAATCTGATAAATTATAACCTTGGAGCTTTACAGCCTTTATGTGATACTACTTTATCTGTTGGTCAACCAAATTTGGTTTCACACACAGTAGAAATATATCCAAATCCTTCTGATGGGAAAATTATATTGCGATTTAGCAATCCTTCAGAATATATAACGTTCTTGGATTTGATCGACATATACGGGCGGCAGGTTTACAAAACAACTGTAAACATTCAACAGATTGAACTTCCAAAACTAAATCCGGGTACATATTTTGTTCGAGTAAAGACTCAAAGCCAACACGAATATTTCAAGAAATTACTTATTGAATGATTCACACCCCTGCTAAGCGTGATCTTGTGCGAAAGCAATTGCGCCAAGCTGATTCCGCTTCAACCAACAACTAAATATACCGTTGCACTATTTTATAGATGACCAACACTCTATTTACTTATAAATCATACTTAGCTTCCTTCTCTCCAAAAACACATTATTGTTTTTCACATCTTCAAAATCCGTGATTAGCAATTCAGGTGATGCAATAGCACCATTGCTTTGAATATTGCATTGGTATTGTATCACATGTACCCATAACAAGTCCTTAGGGTCTGTTCTTTGATGATACTCGTTAAAGCGCGTTAACTTGCTAAATGAACTTGAGGTAACTCCGTCAAGTCGTTCGTGCATAGTTTGCACATTCGCGTAGCACTCCCTTATTTCATCTCTTAGTCCGTTGCCGGTCAGCAATTCACTTTCACTCTTAAACCGGTGTGCATATTTAACTGTCAGATTCACTAATCCTATCTGATAATCACTATCTCCTTCTTTCCAACAGATATCTTCAAAACTCACCAGGAAAGCAGGGAAGCTAATCGGTACTTTTTTCCCTCCCTTATCCAATTGTCCCATATCAATGTCGAACCAATACTTCTCCGGGTCAATACCGTTTAGTCTGTCATAAACTGTTTCATACAATTCAATTAGTGGATTTTCCATCGCTTTTTATTTTTTTAGGTTTCGGTATATTATAGTTTTCATAGAAATAGTCGTCTTCTATTTCAATCTTTTCTGCCAATTGCAAATCCATTCTCAACTTCGTTTCTTTATCAATATTCTCTCTCTCTTGAAATATAAACTTCCCATTGCCTACATGATATCCATGCTGCCGCAGTAGCAGCAGCAGCTTTTCATTGAGGATGTTTTTTACAAACAGTTTATCTGAGTAGTGAATTTCCTGCTCTACTTGCAAATGTATCTTGGCTTGTGCATAGGCTCCGGTAGCTTCCGTCGTCATGGTTTGTCCAAGTATAAGTTTTGAAAGCTCCCTGTTGCATCCATCCACAAGCATGTCATATAGGATTGCACTTCCTGTAGTATTGTTTTGTATAAAATTTAGTTCAGCTTCCTTTGGTATTACTATGTAAGCAGCACTTCCGGCAGCCTTTAACGCTGCTTCAAGATCACATCGTGTTTTATCGTCATAGCCATCATATTTAGCTATTCTGAATGGCATGCCAAACAATTCACAGTATTGCGCCCAATCGCCGAAGCCCCCCCTTTTGTAAATAACGTATTGAGCAGCCTTTAGCAGCAATCCAAGTGAGTCAGGTTCACCCACGTCCAGTAAGTAGTTCGTGTAAGGTGGCTCTTTATAACTAAACCCTTCAATGTCTGTTTGATTCCGGAGAATAATCCCCCTTCCAGGTACCACATGCTTCCTCGGTATAAGGGTTGGTATAATCCGGTCCGCTTCAAATCTAAGTTCTATAAGACTATGCCCCCAAATTTTGCTCTCGATAATAAACGCCAGCAGGTGCATGAAATTTTCAGTTGCTGCTAACTCAGTTATTTTCTGATTCACTTTCCCTTCCTCAATAAAAAGTAACGGGGTGTTACTTACTGCAAGTTTCCGTTTCTCCGTAACCGCAGTTAGATGTCCGTCGAGGAGTATTTCATCATACAAGTCATACAGCAGGGCACGTCGGGGCGCATGTTCACTCTCGGCATTCCTGATAGCAATACGCCAACTATCAATATCCTGTGAAGCCCTTCGGGTTTGTGTTACTTCAATCCGTTGGATTATACTTTGTTGCCCACCACTTTTCCTTGTAGCCTTTTTCATTTTTGATGGTTGGATCTTTTTTGATTGCCTCCCGGTTTGATAAGTGATAATTCACTCAAGGGCAATCCAACCGGATTAATCTTTTGTTCAGTTACTAATTTCAGCCATCGATGCGCCTGCCTATACCTTGTTGCCCTTACTTCAGGTATTGGCAATAGGGTACTAATGGAATATAGGTGATAGATTGCCAAATCCTTGCAATACATCAATATGAGTTCATTTCTGTCTTCTCCTAAAGCGTTAAATACACTCTGTGTATCATATCTTAAGCTAAGATATGCCTTCATCTCTTCCTCCGCTTGCCTGGATATCGTCATAAGGATCTCCTCCTCATTTCCAGTCAGCGAGTCAACAGCACTAAGACTAATTGAAGAGCGAAAATCTTCTTTTTGAAGAAACCCCATTGGTTAGTTTGGATATAAGATATGCAACATTAATTGCAGACTTTTCAGTAATTCACACCGCACTCCATATGCACCGCTTAGGCAAAGGTGTCCTGCGCAAAAAAGATTTGCAAAAGACTACGGCATAAACACAATCCATTCTCTATTTATTTTTATTAAATCGGTATGGATTTTCCTACCCTCAAACACACATTTATTCCGTTTCCTTTTGCAAATCATTTTTTGCTTAATAATTTGTCGCCTAAGCGGTGCATATGGCGGGGCTTGTACATTAAAACTAACTGTCTTAGAACTTACTCCTGTTCTTCAAGCGCCAGTATCGCACAATCCAGTTTAGCAATAAGATTTTCACAAGATGCCTTAACCGGCTCAGCACAACCCGAATCAATTATCCGTTGAATTTCATTCTTTGCAGCGGTAAAGTAGATGATAGGATTTACATCCGGTATTACTACAATGCAATTTTCCGGCTCCGGGTTTTCTGGATCGGCATTGAGAATTTCAGGATTAACTTCTGTTGTGGGAACAATTTGAAATTCTCCAAGTGCCCGAAAGAAGTCATTGAGTGTAGTTTGAACCTCTTCGGCCGTGTTAGTCTGTTTTACATGAGTCGCTGCTAAGTAGGCTTTAGCCGTTTCTAAGAAAGTGTACATTTTTGTAATTATTTATTTAAACTATTTTCTCTAAATTTCACAAATCCAACCTATACATGCAATTGGTAAAGCGATGCATAGAGAGGTAGTGAAGTGCAATTTTTTCAGAATAGAAAAAAGAGACGTCAGATTTGCAGCAAGTGCCCAACAAAATTTTAAGAAATGACCAACCCCAACTATAAAAGTTTGATAGTGCTATCGTGACGGACATCGCCCGCCCGAATTAAACTTCTATGCGACAATGATGTGAATAAGAAAATCAAATTCTTCTTGCGCATGAACGCAAATAAACGTAACTTGAAGCTTTAGCAGCGAAGAAAAAGTTGAACACACAATTTAAAAATTTGAGCAGCCCGAAACCCGCTCCCAGTGTGGCATTGCGAGGTAGAAAATCAACCCAAAACGCATTCCGAAATGTTTTACTTTTGTGTTACCTATCATGCAGAAAACTTCGTAAGTTATTCTCTTTCAAAGGCTTTCGCTTTATAAATGTGGTCCCACCAGGAATCGAACCTGGATCTAGG